CGCCAACGGATCCCGCACTATCGGAACCAGAGTATACGTCATCTTCTTCGATCCTACCGAATTATCTTCTAACACGGTTCCATCCATAACAAACCCCTGGTTCTCCACAATAGAGCTCCTCTTCCACTTACTAGCTATCACCACCAAAGCGATACTAGCAGCAGTCAAACTACCAAACAGGACCTTATTTTCAAGAACTTTCCTCTTCAACACCCCAAACCATAGGGCCTCTCGTCTAGCGTATTGATCAACCGTCAATTGACTAACACTAGACAAATAGCGAATCATCGTTGACTTGGTAGTTTGTGTCTTTGACAACCACAAAATACCTAATTCTCGCTTTACCACTATTCCAAAATCATAAGTAGTGAACCCAAGAAAGTCCAATCCAAACGAAGCAGCAAACGTCAATCCGGCTAAAAGGAACATCCAGAACCCCATACCGTACCATAAACCAACAACAACAAGAACGGCAAACCACGGACTATCCGTGGTTCCCGCCTGATTCACGGTCACCACACATTTCTGCTTTGAATGGAAACGCTCAGTAAGACCACAATACTCACAATGCGGTCCCCTATCGTCAATCTTCATCATAAGAATACTGTGTTCCCGATTAAGCTTGGCCTCAAAGCCATCACTAACCAGACGACACAGCCCAGAATAAGTCGACACCACCACCTCGTTATAAGGAAAACAATCAAACGCATTCGCTGGGTCATACTTCTTCCAATCCAAAGTACCCACCTTAAAATTCCAGTAATCCCTAGATCCATCGAGCTTGTCGAGATCTAAGATACCAGTTGTATCAGCATACTCTGGTTTAACAATGAATCCTATAGTCATAGGGAACCGCCTCCAAAAAGCACGCGGATCCTTCGAAGTTGTTCGCAACAAAGCATTCTTGTAATTAGTACAATAGCACACAGCCTGGTAATTACAATACAAAGTGCCTTTCTTCTCAACACTTGCTTGTTCCAACATCAACGGTTTACGATTAATCACATTAATCGCCAGCTCAACATGAGTCACATCACTCAACG